GAAAAATTCTATCATAGTATGAGTGAAAGGAATCCGTACAATATTAAAGTCAACTTCCCATTAACACCAAATTTAGAAGAGTGTTTGATGGGAAGGTACCCAGGGTATGAATTCTCTGAGTACAAACACGTCAGCCCTCACGATCACCCAGTGAGTGCTGTCGAACGCATAATAACGGAAGGGATCGTTTACCACCAACTAGTACGTTATTATGGAGAGGATGTAAAAATCCTTGACATTGGTGCAAACCCAATAAGGCACAAAAGCCGACCGCAAATTTGGTCGACTTGTCCAATCTTATCTCCTGAAGATGAAATAAGAGTTAGAAGATATAAGAAATTAGAAAATTGGTGCTCTCACACGGTTGAAATGTGTGATTGTATCGATTATGACCATCTTATGTCAATACATTCATTATATTATCTGACGAAGAAGGACATTATTGAACTGTTGTACAGAAATGATAAAGACATCACACTCACTGCTGTCTTGCACGTTTTTGACGACTTAGTAGGTAAGTTCCATGAGGGCGAGTCAACATATTCCCTTAAGAGTGACAAAACTGTCACAATGAAGGTAAAAGGAAATCATACTTCGTATCATCATGATGCTTTGTTATGGTTGCAAGGAAATCACTATAGCACTTTCGATGGCAGACATATGTCATGGACAAGCAAACGTTATGGAGACTCCTATATCTTTACTTTTGTTAAATCAAGGCTATATAAACCTAGGACACTATGTGATAATATTATTAGTTATTTTCAAGAACCCCAAGGGGTTGTTGAAATCACAAATCAAAATGATAGATCGTATAGTCGAGCAGGGATTAATGCTTTGAAAATTAGGGGTTATGGGCCAATTTTGTGGAGTGTCGCAAAAGATCAGGGATCCGTCGTGATTCCGGTACGTTTAATTACATACGCAAGGGCAGAAGTAGCTTGCAAGAAACGAAACCCTGATCATTTTGCAACCTTAGTGGACAAAATACGCAAGAAAGCTAAGGAATGGTATAGTGAGGAATTAGGCACCTCGCTATCCATAATCATAATCAAAGTCGCCGAGTTGGCTTTTCTCGAAGACATGGCTGTGGAAATGTATTCATACAAAACCATTAGTCAACATAATGACGTAATGAAACAACACGCTTCATTAAGAGAGTTCGAAGACACAACTCCGTCATTTTGTGGCTTGTTTGGATTTTTGTTTGGAAACAAACCAAAGGAAAGTAGTAAAAACGACAGGTTCTCATGGTTGTCAAATAGTGATGATAGTAGTTATACAAGATCATTTTCTACAGACTCATATAGAGAAAGTCGTGAAGCAACAGTAGTTGCATCTACTTCACAGTCAGAAAGCCTACCAAGTACCACTGTACCTAATGTACTGACACCCATGGACGAAGAAAGTAAAATTAGAGTGCCTGATTATAGCGCTCTAGAATCAAAAGAAGACAAATTATTCGTTCAGGGACCAGTATTCAGTGAGTACATGCCAATAGTACCTACTAGCAATGTCCAAAATGAGGAAGTGGCAGTTCGCAATAGATGTTTGAACGTAACGCCACGTCCCATTAAGGGCATTTTTAGTAGAATAGACATCACTAAGTTTTTGGATGTAACCAAATATCAATTAAGTGATAAAGTGACATTTAAAAATTGGAACCGAAATTTCCCAAAAGCCAGAAGAAAACAACACGAATTGGCCTATGAAAGTATAAAGGAAACTTCACTGAGTAGAGAAGACTTTACCCGCAAGTCATTCTTGAAATCTGAAAAGTACATGAAATCTTTTGTAGGAGGATACGAACCTTTTGACTTCCGCCTCATTCAAGGTGTTAGTCATAGGGCTAATGTTGTTCTCGGACCGGAAATGAAGAGATTTTCAAAATATTTATCCAAACATTGGAATATTAATTCTCCAAACGTGAAACAACACGGCATTTTGTATGCTAGTGGTTATAGTAACGAGGAGATAGGACAATGGATGACTAATGTTTTGGACAATGGTTTCAATAATGGAGTTTGGATAGCTGTGTTAGGAG